TGTAGGTTTAGCACCTGTGAAACCATATTTAGCCATAGGTACTCCTTATTATGTAATCTCTAAGTAAGAAACGAAAAACTCTATATCTCCAGTAGCTGATGCTAACCCTTGTAACTTATCGCCAGTTTGTAAAACTAACTTAGAAGTACCTGCTAACTCTAAAGAGCTATCTGCAGGAACTGTCATTGTATAAGCAACATAAGCATTTTTACTAGCACCATCTGTAACTTCAACATCTACTGTTGCATCTGCTGCACCATCAACATTGGTGGCACGACAAGAGATAACAATTACTTCTGTATCTGCTGCTACTGTTGGTATTAAGTCAGACATTGTTAGAGCTGCATCTAATGTTACTGATTTAAATGTTTCTGCCATTTTATCTTTTCTCCATATATTTTTATATGCTTCCCATTACTATAGCACGACCAGTCGAACTTGTCGTGTTGGTAACAGAAAGTGCTTCCATTATTTCCCTAAATGCAAGAGATACGCCACCTGCATCGGGTAATAAATCTATGTCTTCATCTATTGGCAAATTACCAATAGTGTCTATTCCTAAACTTCCACCTTCTTTAAGCATTAATAATATACCCATAATTATCCTAAAGCTATTATTAAACCAATACCTGCTTTAGTAGCAACTTGTGTGTCTACATAGGCTTTTATTGATTGTTGTGTAGCTAGTTGTGTTGCACTATTAGATGTCATCGTATCTTCATCTAGTACTGCAGTACCACTAACACTTGTATTTAGTACAGGGCTTGTTAATGTTTTATTTGTTAAAGTTAAAGTTCCTGATGTTAATTGGTCATGTAAATCTTCAAACATTTCTCCAACAACTGCCATACGAACAGTAGTTCCATCTGAATGTGATATATCAGGTGAATGTCTGCCTTCTACATCTCTAGTTACAGTTGTCATAGAAACGCCTGAAGATGCAGTAACTAATATTACTTCTTTGTTTGTTGCACTGTCAGGGTCTATAACCAAATAAAAAGGTGCAGATATAGCAGAAGTACCATCAGATGTAGGAGCTGCAGATAATGTTATGTTAGTATCTGATGCACCAACATTACCATCTAATGTAGTTTCAAAAAAGTTGCTGTAATTAACTTGTTGAGCTGTCATTTATCTCCTTGTTTAAACAATGATACCATATTATATTAACCACCAAATCTCATTTTACCTAGTGTTTCTACCCCTAAAGTAAACAAACTTGATACTGGAGTAACAACTGGTTGCCTAGTTCCTCTAATAGTTAGAACAGCATAATGTGTTACTGAACCTACATCTGTGTTGGCTTGTATAGGATAACTAATTCTTTCTACAACACCTCTAATAATTTCATCAGGGTCAAATAATTCTAAAGTAACAGCATCTCCTTCAAGTTGCCTTAACTCATTGTAAAGAGTATCACCTAATCCTTTTACTTTAATTGGTTTTCTACCAGGCCTTTCTACTCTATCTGATATATTTATAGGCACTTGTGCAACTACTAGTTCAGGCCTAGCCAAAGCACGAAACTGTAATGATTTAACTTTAGGTGTATTAACACCATCTGTTGAGTTTAATATTAATTTTCCAATGATATATCTAGCAACAGGGCTTATCTGTTTTTCGCTGTCACCAACTCCTTCTGTTTGTTTTATAGCAAGACCAAAATTTGTACTATTAGGATTGTCTAAATCTTCAAATGTATTTGAAAATCTTAGTTCTACATTTGTATTATCTTCCATAGAAAATGTAGATATTTCTGCACCAACAAACTGTTTACTTTCTGCTGTAAAGAAATCTGCAGCAGAAGTTATAAGATAACCTGTGCTTTCGTAAGTAGATGTTTCTCTATATACATCAGAACTTGCTACAGATATAACAAACTTTCCATTACTTTGTGTAATGCCCATAATTAATCCATTACCACTTGTTTGTAAATCTCTAGCTAATCCTGCAGTAGGTAAGTAATATCTCCACAAGTTAACTTCATTTAAACCTTCATGCACTCCCATATACACACTATCTCTTGACACAAACATAGAATGTGGACAAGTATCATAACCATCTACAACCCACTCTTTAATTAATTGTCTATTAGCTAATACATATAAATCATCTGCAACAACTAAATCAGAACGATAAAATCTTCCTACTTCTCTTCCTTCTTCTTGTGTCCCTAAAAATACAATGCCTTCTGCTGCAGCCATAGAATGTATTTGTTCAAATGGTATTTCTGTTTGTCCTTTTAAAGTAAGAGTTCCTGCTTCATCTTTAAGTGAATACACATGATGATTAGTGCTTCCTGCGAGTATGACTGCACCTGCATCTATAACAGATGTAATTTCATGTGTAGGTTCTACTGTTAACAATGTATCTCCTACAGCAAAATCTGAAGCCCAACTGTCATCAAATGGGTTACCTTGCCATAAGTATTCTGCATCTCCATCATTAGCTGTAACAACTAATCTATCTTTTACAAACCAAACACCTGTAAATATTCCACCAGTAAAACCTGTATTGTGTACTGCCCATCCATGACCACCTGGTTCATAGTGTGCAAACTGTGTGTTAGTTGTTCCTGCAGTTCCAGTAGTTACATAAAATGTATCTCCAAATGCTGCCATACCTGTAATGTCATACAATAATCCAGTAGATGTCATTGCTGTCCAGGTATCTCCATTATCTGTACTTTCATAAATTGTGGAACCATCAGCTACATAAATATTCCCATTAGTAGTTCTAATCATATAATTATTGTCAGAACTAAAACTTATGCTTTCTGCTGCAGTTGTATATAACAAATGCACATGATAAGAAGTTTCATCATCTCCATGAAACACATCTACACCTTTACTATCCCAAAATCTTGTTGTATCTTTTGGTGTACCATTAGCTCTGTGTGCAGTATCCAGGCCTTGTCCTCCAGTAAAATTATTCCTGGAATAAATACGACCTAAGTTAGATGTAAAATCTTCAGGATTTTGTTTAACATTTATTTGACCTTCTTGTACATCAGATGATTGTATCTGCATCTCTCTTCCAGGCCCAACAGCAGACCTAAGAAGCAATGTGTCAACTCTTACATCATACCCATATCTTTTTGGGTTATTAATAATGTTAGTTGTAGGTACTCTAGGCACTTGGATATACCACGCTGTTTACGCTAACTGGTTCAGGATATCTTGCTCTTAAATCTTTTCTAGCCTGGTTAATTAACACTTGTTGATATTGAAGTAATGAATTTCTTATATTTGAAGATGAATTAACTGGATAGTTGCTTACAGCCATTTGTTCTGTAATGTAATCAGCAGTGTAAGTAGGAATATCTTTTCCTGATATCATTTGTGCTGCAACTCCTGCCATAATTATAGGTTCGTATTCTGTTTCTAATCCTATGTCTGCAAGAGTAGATGCTTCGTTAGCTACTTCTCCAAATTTCTTTTTAAAAGTTACATGAACATTAACGCCATTGTTTATTCCTGAAAACTGTACAACTTTTCCTGAAGCAGTAACTGAAGTTGGTACATCTATAAGTTCCATAGCAACACCTCTAAATTGAACTGTGGTTTCACTGCCACTTGCAAGTGATTGATACTGTGAAACTGCAGCTAATGGTGCAACAATTCTACTATCATCTGCACCTTCTAGGGCCACATAACCTGCAGCACTAGCTATAGTTTGAACTTCTACTGCGTAAAGAGTAGGATATAAATTTTCTATTTGGTCTTTTACTGCATTAAATACATTAATTCTTGGAAATGGAGGGCTTATTTTTATTAAATCTCCTGCACTGTGTGATGTAGCGGTAGTTCCTCTAGCACTTCTAGTTACTGTAATAGTATTTGTAACAGCATTAAGGGCTGTTGCATACATTAATTCTTGACCAATTTCTATTATTGTTCCTGCATCTAGTGCATCTTCTTCTTCTACTGATAATAAATTATCATCATAAACTATCTCAGTAGCGTTAGCATCTATGCCTGAAGTTAAATAAGAGTAACTAACAATGTCTTCCATTGGTTCAAGATACTCTCTATAAACCCTATCTACTAGGTTTCCTATAGTTGTACTCATCTTACTTCCTTATGCTGAATGAAATACTAAATTTATAACTCTATCTGCTGCTTCTGCTGAACCTGATACTATTTTAATTGCACCAACTCCTGCCCATCCTGATGGGTCAATTCTCACATGACTGTCTGCAGTAACTGTATAAGTTACATCTGTACCATCAGTTTCTTTTAATGCTTTAAAAGTTCCTCCAGTATTTGTAGATGCGACTTGAAAAGTAATTGCAGTTCCTGTCATTGCAGCAGGGAATATTATTCCTGATAACAATAATCCATCTGTATCTACAGCAGTAGATATTGTTGTGCTTTCAGATATATCTATTGTTACAGCCTTTGTTTTATATAAACTTTTTCCTGCGACTGGCATTTATTCTCCTAAATCTTTTTTTTCTATTCTAACAGAAGAAAAGGTGGGAGGTGGATTTCCCACCTAATCTTCAAATTTTATCTTTAGCTTACGCCATTGATAACTGCGTGATACTCAGCAGGTCCTTTATCAAGACCAATTTCCATGTAAACACGCTTTGATACTGCGGCTGCATCATCATTATCTGTATCTTCTACGAAGACACCACCTTTTCCTGGGATGTTTAAGAAACAAACATCTAGGTATGAAAGGTCCAAAATGAATGCTTGGTCAGCAGGAACATATTCGTTAACTGCTAATCCAATATTTCCAAATGGAGTGATGATACTATCAATGTTGATACCTGCAATGTTTCTATCTCTAGGCAATACTGCCATTTGATTAGAACCACTCTTCACAAGGTTTTGGTTCAAGTCTAAGATTGAACCTGGTCTTGCGAACAGAACAGGGTTACCCATTGGGGCTCCTGCATCATACATTAATTTAAGGGTTTCTGCTACTGCATCAAAGTCAAGACCTTGTGCTGTACCACTTCCATCGCCATTTGTATCGTGGGCGAAAGCTGATGAACCATTTCCTGTGGCTACCCATTCTGCGATACCACGCATTTCTCTTGGGTTACCATCTGTTCCATCATTGAAAGTAGCATTAAAGAACTCATACTCAACTTCTCTTGCGATTTTGCTGAGCAATTCTTCTAATTGAAATGCCATTTCATCTGTGACTGGGTTAGAACCTTCAAAAGCTGCTGTTCCAGTTTCCATAGCTTGTGAGTTCAAATATCCTGTAGATGCTAATGCGGAGTAGGTAAGTTTAATACCTTGGTTCCAAATTTGCACACAGTCTATTGCAGAACTTCTGCTTCTACCAAAGTAAGCAGGGTTTCCACCTTCAGCAACTGCTGTGTAAGAGTTAACTGTAGGTGTATCTACTTTTTGGGTTTGGAAAACTGGAGAGTTAAGAAGTTTACCACCTGTTAAACCACCAACCATTGATAGTAAAGGTGTTCTTCTAGCACCAACTTTGAATAGTTCGCCAGTAAAATTGTTAATCTCAGATACTGAGATTGGGTCTGGTGAGCCTATAGCTGCCATTTTATTCTCCTAAATTTTTGTTTAGGAGGCTTATTCTCCTAAACGCTACTTGTCTTTTTCAAGCTCTTCGAGAGCTTTCATTTTTGTAGCAATACTGTCTCTAACACGACCTGTTTGTTGAGCTTCAGCTATTTGGTCTTTTACGCTTTGGTTGGCATTTACAGCTTGTGCTTGACTTGCAAGATTGTCTAATCTTTCCTGTCCTGCGTTAACTGTCTCACGAAAACTGTCTTGCTGCCCAAATACCTCTTCTCCAAATTCCTCGGTTACAAATCCCTTTAAGACATCTGCATCCAATTCGCCTTCAAACATTTGGTCGGCTGCTTTACCAATTCCCTTAGTTCTGTCTAAACCTATTTGTTTAAACAACTCATCTCTTTCTTTTACTTGATAACCTGCAAGTTCATCACGAAGAGCTTTGTTCTCTTCACGCATTGCCTTCCAGTTCTTGTCATCTTTGTCTTCAAGAGGAGCTTGAACCTCAGTTTCGTTAGTTACTTCTTCAGACATGTATTGTCTCCTATTCCTATAAATAATATTTTTGCGAGTGCCATTTATGTCATGCACTGGTTCTGCTACATATTATTTATTTTGCATGTCTTGTATGTAGGCATCAAGACAGTTCTCGTATCCTAGGTCTAGTTTAACCACCCGAACCTTAGTAGAGTGTCAATGGTTATTATATCATATAAAATTATAATGCAAGCTGTTTAAACAAGTAGTTTAGGCCTCTTCTAAACCTACTACTTCTCCAGTTCGTGCTTGTGCAGCACCTGCTTGAATTGAAGATAATGAAGCTGCTCTAGCTTCTACACTTCTAATTAGCTTTAATTGTTCGCTATCTAAACCTGCTATACCAGTAGCAATCTCTTCTTCTGTGAGGTCAAACCCTGCACCTGCAGCAACTCCAGTTAATCCTGATAATTGTTCTGCTCTTTGGAATATTTCTGCTGATTGTCTCTGTGTTATCTTACCCTTAACAAACTTAGTAGCTACTTCTGAACCTAAACCTACACCTGCAATCTCTGCCTCTGCAAGTATTTGAGATGTAAGTATTTGATTTTCTAGTACTGCTTGTGATATATCAGGGCTAATAAACATAGCAAATAATGCCTCATCTGTTAAATCCATATTAAATTCATCCATGTAAATTCTCTTGACAATGTCTTTGTTGTTAAGTAACTCGTTATATCCAAAAGCTAATCTTCCTGCAAACTCTTCTTTATCTACATCACCTGCAATAGCTTCTACTATTTCATCAGCAAATATATCAGGGTTTAAATTGTAGTTTCTCAATTGGTCTTTCATGTCATCTTTAAGCTCTAAGTATTGTATTTCTGTCATTCTTAGAGAACCATCTTCCCTTTTAATACCTGGAAATGATTGCTCAAAAGCATCAGATTGTCTTACAGTTGCTAAAGCTATGTCAATACTTCCAGTTTCTGTCCAAGAAGATATCAATAAATCTAAAAGATTAGAAGGATAGTAAGGATATAAAGCTGCTGCATCTGCTTTTGTTGGTGTATAAGTTTGAGTTTCTTCTCCAAATCCACCATCATCACCACCTAAATCATCATCATCATCATCATCTGTGTCATTGTACATATTGTTACCTTCCATGTCGGATAGAAAATTATTTATTATATCTAGGGCTGCTGCTTCTGCTGCAGACAATTCATTTAATGATTTCTGTAAAGCTTCGTTTTCTCTTCGTAAAGCTTCAGTTGCTTTATCTTCTATGGCTCTTACTTCTGCATTGTATTCAACTCGTTTTCTAATAGCTGCTGTTTCTGCTGCTACTGATGATGAGTAAATATTAGAACCACTAGATATAGTACCTAGTTTTACTATTGAACCATCTTCTTCTACTTTGTATTGTCCTGTTGCCATTAGTATCCTTGTGGTAACGCTCTAACTAAATCTTCCAGGAATGCGTTCTTAACTCCTGGGCTATCTATAAATTTTGTTCTTATAATCTTATCAAACTGATTGTAGTCACCATTAGCTTCAACAATAGCATCATCTACTGTTTGTTGTTGTGACTGTGTTAGCTTTACTACTTGTCCACCAGTTGTTCCATTGATTACTCTTGAAGCTCTATTAGAAAACTGGCCATTCCAAATACTATAATTAGAACCTTTGAACGCAGGGTACAATACATCGTGTTGTGTTTGCAGTTCTACTTTTACACCTTCTAAATCTCCTGCTCTTACTCTTGCAGCAAGTCTATAAAAAGCACCTGATTGAACCATACTTTCATAAGCATTGATACCTAAAGTATCTAATATCAAACCTTTTGTTGTAGAATGTCCTTCATTTACACCACTAAATTGTCCTACGAATGGTTGTAGTTCTTCAGGAAGTAGTTCTTTACCCCCAATCAAATCTAAATAAGTTGCATCATCAATATAATCTAAGTATGTATCTACCTCATCAGCATCTATCTGAAAGGTAGTTACACCATAAGCTAACACTCTAGCTAAATCATCTACAGGGCCTTTCATGTTTCTTGCAATCATACTTTTGGTAATACTAGATATATTGCTTTTAATTTCATTCTCTACTTGTTGTGGATTAGCGTAGTATTTAGCCATAAAATCTCTTTGTTCTGTGCTAGAAGACTTATACCAGGCTGTATTTGATAGGTCATCAGTCGATAGGGGAGTGCCTGTAAGAGTAGCTGCTAGAAAAGCTGCTTGTACATCAGGGTCTAATATCCATGACATACCTGTCTCTGAAGCTTTTGCCTCTAATTTTCTCTCTGTTACATCAAATATTGTTCTGTATTCTGTTGTATCACCTTCTAGTATTTCTGATACAAGTAAATCTTCATGTCCTCTAAATGCATATCCAAATGTAGCTGCGAATATTTGGCTATCCATTTCTTTTACTTCAGTACCAACTTTTACAAAGTTAGGGCTATCTACCCTAGCAAGTATTGGGAAATCACCGAACTCTTCATCTGTATCAAAAAACACTGCATAAAGTACATCTTCAATTTCAATAATCATTTCAGGTTGGAAAGCAAATTCGTTAGTTAACACTATTCTCCCTTAATTACTTCGCCTAGTCTTTTACCAACATCTCTAAGAGATGGTGCATCTTTTGATGTCTCCAGGCCTTCTTCAATATTTTCTTTTACCATCTTACCAAATTCTATAGGTCCTCTTGCAGCACTAACCAATAAATTAGTAGTACCTTTAGTAACATTTTCTCCAAGAGCTGTCATCATTTTGATTAGTCTGTAATAACTCATAGTAGGCCTGTTGTCTCTTATCTTTTGAGTGATTGGTCCTACTGGTGCATTAGCACTATTCTCATTAAACTTTTCTGCAAAGCTCATATCTTCTTGGCTTTTTTCTTCTTGTTTAAACAAGGAGCTATCAGCCTGAGTTTCAGGCTTTTGTTCAAAACGAGTATTAGGTGCCTCTTGCTCTTTATTATCTTCTTCCACTATTTCTCCTATATATCAATCTGTCCAAGACTTGCTTCAAATATGTTGGTTGCATACTTAATAGCATCTAAATCTTCAACTGCTGCTACTTCTCCTTTAATTTCATCTCTTTGTTCTAAAGTTTGTACAATAATTTCTAATGGAGATTGTACTTGTGGTAGCTCTCCCTTTTCTGCTCTAAGTGTTTCGTAAGATGGTATAACAATAGGAAGTGAACTTCCTGGTAAAAACAATGGAAACTCACCTGGTTGTATAGCTCTAGGGTCTTTTATTTCTGCATTTAAAATTAAATCTCTATCAGTTATTAAAGCATCCTCGTAATCTTTTTGTTGTTTGGCTGCTAGTCCATAGGCCTGTATTACATCTTCTGCAAAATCAACATAATCTTGTGCAGTAAATTTGATACCTATTTGTTCTGCTGCTTGGTCTAACAAACTTTTTTTCTCTGCATTAGTAATGCTTGTTTGTTTTCCTAAGAAGTCTGCTTCTTGTAAAAGCCTAACGAAGTCTTCTGTTTGGCCTACTTGTTCTTCTAGTTCAGCTAATGTAGTTTCATACATAGGCCTATTTGCTTGTAAGTCTTTTTCCCAGTTTCCGCTATCTGTAGCTTTTATGTAAATAGCAGACATAAAGTCAGCTTCTCTTTTACTCCATTGTCCATATTCATCTGCTAGTGGAGCATCCATACCTGCAGCAACCATTCTTCTTTGAAGTCTAAATACATCACTTGGGTCCATTCCTATAAAGTTTCTAAATTCAGAACCTTTAGCAAATGGTGCAGGAACTTCTTCACCTGTTAAAACAGATGTAATCATTCCATCTACAGTTGTTTTGTAACCCCAGTATGGATGTGAAGTTCTATATACATTTGTATCTTCTTGATAAACTTCTAAGATATCTTCTCTTTCTGCAGCTCTATCTTCATTTTCTCTTGCTTGTGCAAAATCATCACTGTTAATAGTTTTATCTATATCGTTTAAAATCTCTGCTACATCTACCTGGTCTTTTTTCTTTGGTGCATAAACATAAACAGAAGCACCTTTAGCACTACCTTCTAGTGGTTGGTCAAGTACTCCTCTTTTTCCTTCTACTTGTTTTGTTCTAGTATTCATGTCATCATCAGCAGATGCAATGAGAAGTCCTAAAGAGTTAACATCTCCTTCACTAATTACTTTGTTGTATAAATCTATTGTTTGAGAAGAAAAATATATGCTTGTATTTTCATTTTGCATAAGGTCTTGAAATCCAACAGTTGTATAATTTCTTTTACCTGATGTTCCTGATTTATTTATTGTTGTAATATAAAAACCAAATCGTAATTTTGACAAGTAATGATTAATAATATTAGGTACAGTATCTGTAGCAATACTATCAGGAGAAAGACTTATTGGCTTTACGCCATCATCTTCTACTGTCTCAACAACTTCTTGTTCTTCTTCTAGCTCTAATAACTCTTGTTCATCATCCATTATTTATCTATCCTATTCCTATTATTATAAGGGCTTATCTCATAAAATAACACTTCATTCGCAAGTTGTGGGAAGTTTGTACCTGTACTTTCAGCAACAATATCTTGCCATATAATCCTCATTATATCTTGTGCTTTCTGTGCATTAGCACTTGTTCCCTGCAAATGTTTACTTGTTCTATTACTCCTTACAAATCTTACTGTTGTATCTTTATATTTAAAAACTCCATTGTTATTTAATGCGTTAATTAATTCATTTCTAAGTGCAGTATATTTTTCTACATATTCAAACTCAGGGCTATTTTTAGTTAGTTCAAAATCTACCCATCTATCTAATTCACCAAAGTTAGTAACAACTTCTGCTTTTTGTAATTTACCTTCAAAGTTATAGATATTATCTATATCGTATTCTGTTTGTATTTTATCTTTAGCTTCTGAATATTTTGTGTCCCACATACGCTCAGGTTCTTCTTCTCTAATTCTTGCTTTTTCTTTTTCTAGTTCTGATATAGCTTGTGACTGTCTCATAAATTGAGCGTATTGTTCAGGTGTATATTGAGTACTTACTACCTCATACCAAGCAGGGTAATACATTTCATCTTCCAATTTATCAGGTTGTATGTAAATACCTGTATTTGGTAAGTTACCTGGTTTTAATAAATCTTCTCTATTATCTTCTTGCCACCAAAAGAATGAATGTTCTTTAACAGGTTTTTTACCAACAGTAGCACCTCTTGCTTGTTTTAATGGAACAGGGTTAATTCCAAACTTAGCTTCAAACTCTTGGTCTGTTGTAAAGTAATCGTAATCATTTCTAATTAGTATTTCATCATATTTGTTTTTTAAGGCCTGTGTCATCCACCATTGTCCATTTTTATCTTGCACTTCTATTCTTGGTTGTATTGCAGTTGGTAATGTAAACTGTGTAGCTCCTCTAAATATAAATAAGTTTCTAGCTTTTTCTACTGCTAGTTCTGTATATTTTGTAGTAGATTGTGCATCTGTTTGGTCAACTAAACCTGCTAGTACAAATCCTGTATATGCATCCATAACTGCATTAGCAAACTGTGCTTGTCTATCTGCATCTTTAGTATTAGCAGTCATAAACTTCTTTAACCAAGCAGGCCATTGTTCCAGGTCTCTTCCAAAGTTACCTAAGAAAAAGTCTTGAATGTATTTAGGTGTTGGTACTTTATCTACAAAGAATGTCATAGGAACAGTAACAAGTGGTCCAAATCCAGGTGCAAAACCATTTTGTGCAACTAAGTTAAGTCCACCTGCATATCCTGGTAATGCTAACCTAACACCTTCTTCTTCTAAATTTTCTCCGAATGCTGCTTTTTGTGCAAGTGCATCTAATGCTCTACCACCAACACCAAATGTTAATACATTCAAAACATCTACATAGTTAAACATAAGTTTTCCTGTTGATGGGTCTCTTTCTAAAAATCCATTCTCACTATCCCATGGTTTAGCTTCTTCACCATTGTCTACAGTTATTCTTGCTTTGTTAAACTTCTGTGGATTTTCTGTTATTAACTTGCCCCATGTTTGGAATACCTCTGCCCATATCTCAGGGAATGGTATGTACTTGTTGAACAACTCTGAGGCTACATGTCTTTTGTCTGTTGAATAAAACAATTCTTTTACTTCACGCAATGCTTTAGCTTTCAATATCATCTCTGCTTGTTCTAAACTTGTTACAGTATTTTCTACTGATGGTTGTTTTGCAGCTTGAATTAAATCATCCCATATTTCATTACCATCTACCCAAGTCTCTGCACCTTTTAAGAACTGTGACTTAGTTGCCTCATCCATAAATGGCATAAGTTCAACTGCATTCTCATAAAAAGCATATCTAAATAATGGGTCTCTATTTAGTTTGTTAGATGGTTTTGATATCAATACATCATACATAAAGTCAATGCTACGCATATACCCACCGAATGTTTTGTCATAATATTGAATGTCATCTGCTGTACCTGCAGGAACTATCTTTTCTCCTACAACCATAGTTCCACTATCTGAAACTCTTTGCTTTGCATCAAACCTTGCAGGTAGCGACTGTGGGCCTAGTCCTGCTGCATCTACTTCAGGTGTCAATAATTCTATTAGTTCATCAAAAAACTTAGCATTAGCTTGTCCCTTTTTAGGCCCTTTTCTTAATTGATTATGTTGTTTATATCTTACCCAGTCTTTTCTTCCAACTACTCCACCAGTCCTAATCATTTCATATATTTTAGAATTAGTTCTGTTAGATAAATTAGATACGAATTTTGGATGTACCTTGTATCCATTGTCAAAAGCTACTCTTGTTGCTTGTTCAGCAGACATAATAGCACCTGTTGTTGGGTCTAATAATGAATGCTCTGCACCTATTAATCTTGCTATTCTATATTGAACACTCTCTAAATATTCTTTTAACGATGCATCGCTTTGTAGATATAATCTGTCATCGGCATTATGACTTCTTTGTACTAAATCTTGTAATGTTTCTTTACCTTCATTTCTTAAATACTTCAAAGTATCATCTATACCAACATCAGCTACTTTAATTGCAATAGGGTCAGATGCTAATAATTCTATCTCTGTCCATAAAGCCTCCCAGTATCTAGGATTTATTTTTTGGTTTTGTAAATATTTAGGAACCTCAATAAACATATTTTCTATTAAGTCTTTTCTACCTGTCTTTAAAGCTTCTGTTACAGCATTTTCTCCTAGTGAAGCATTGTATGTGGCATCGGCACTGAAGAAACTTCCTCCAGGCATACCTCTCATAGCACCTTTGACATCACTTACTTTAATTCTTAATGCATCGAAGTTATGTGGATACAATGCTTCTAATGCAGGTTTGTTAAGAACACTATCAATGTTTATATCTGCAGCTGCTTTACCTTTTTGTTTTCTGTATAAATAAATTAAATCACTATCACCTAGTGCATTTTTAAATCCTGCTTTCTCTGCAAGTTCTCTGTTTGCAATATAAACACTTTCCTGGAATGCGTTCATTCCCATAAAGACTGCATTAGATACTGAGTTTTCACCTGATAAACCAACTGCAACATCTACCATAAAGTTTCCATCGCTATCTATGTATGTTCCCATGACATGTTTGTCTTTAGACAATAGACCTATGGTGTCTTCATCAAAAAATATATTGTCTAATTGTTGATTTATATATTCTGCTTCATCTATTTTTAAAGCCTTTGCTTCTCTTTCAATGTCACCTATTTTTCCAATACTGTATTCTTTTTCTTTGTATGGAGATACGAATGCATCACCTTCTGCAGGCCCTCTTGTTTTTAAGTCAAAAAATCTTCTTTCATCTAAATCGGTAGTAAATCCACCACCTTTTATAAAAGCTTCTCCCATAGAGTTGTAAGTATTGCCATCGTATCCCACAATAGAACCTTTAGCTGTTGCTTTTATGCTTTTAGTTTTAGCAACAAAATCTTTATCTGTTAATTCTGCAAACTTTATTTGCCTTAAATCAAATCCATTAACAGCAGCATCAATCATATACTCTGATACTTGACCATTGTAATTAGTTTCCAACATGCTGTTTTTAATTAATTTCTGTGCTTTGTCGTAGTTTATAGCTTGAAACTTTTTGACATCTTCTACATCAATAAAGTTTTTTAGTAGCTCAATACTGTCAGGTGTCATTTGTGTTGTAAGTACAATATTGCCTGTATTGTCATAAACTTGTGCTACTTGGTCTGCTCTACCTTCTCCAAAGAAGTCATAATATTTATTTGAGGTTAGAGATAATCTTTTGAAAGCAGATGTAAATGGATTTATCTTTCCACCGAATGCAGCTCTTAATGCTTCTTCAGGTGCAATTCTTAATGCTAAAGCACCTCTAATCATCCAAGCAGGTTTAAGTACATTATTTTGTATCATGTTAAAAGCACTATCAAAAGCATCAGGTGCTCTTAATGTTTCACCTTCTTTTACATATCTAGGTATTTTAAGAATGTCAAAGTATTTTCTGTTATCCCAACTTATTTCTGCATTCTTCATGAATGCATTTAACTTAGTATCTTTTTTGCCAACTAATAGTTGATGTCTTTTAGTAGCACGAATAACATCTTTAGGATTTGCTATAACTGAAAAAGTATTAGATGCTTGTGATAATAAATGCATTGTAGGTACAGCTTCAAATACATATCTTTCAATATCATCAGGTTTAACTTCTAACCCTGTTTGTTTGAAGTGTTCATCTAAATCTTTAATTAACTGGGTATATCTTTTCTTTATTTTTGTCCCATTAAAAGCTAAAGAACCTGCACTACCTTTGAAAAAACTTCTAAGCTCTTCCATTTGTGCATTAAAGTTTTCTTGTTGTTTTACCAACATATCAACATCTACATCTATTCCTGGATTTTCTTTTTGTACAGCTCGATAAATAATGACATTTACTTCATTAACAAGTGCATCTAGTTCTTGTTGAGATGTAGCATTTAATGCTTCATCAATGTATCGGCCTCTTGTTTTAGCATCTACAAATGCATTTCTCATATTGTTGTCTATATTCTTAACACTTTCATCTAACTGAGTAATCATAGCTGTAGTTTCAGGAACTAAACTAAAAGCTCTTTGCATGTGTTTTGGAAGACTTAACTTAGCTTGTGCTCCTATTCCAAGTAAACCTTGTGCAGGGTCAGCCTTAGTTAAAAATGCTGTTAGTTTTCTTAAAGGTGCAACATCAGTGCTTTGACCTGTAATTAATTTATTTATGTGATTAAATACTTCACCATAAACTGTAGGTCTAGCAGGTATAACATCAAGTCCAAAGTTTACATTGTTCCTTGCAAGTTCTCTAACATTATCTAGTTCTTTTTGTACTTTTGCAGGAACATACTCTTTTATAACATTAAAGATATTATCAAACTGACTGTCAGATAAATTACCACCTTTAGCAACAATGTCTAATATGTCCCACACATGAATAGGGTCATCTACTTCATTAATAACTTTTAATACTGATACAGGTAAATCTCTAAAATCAGGAATATCTCTTAAAAATGCAAGACCTTCATCACCACTTACTTCAGCTAATGCTTTACCAAAATCTTGTCCCCATTTAGTATTTCTTACATCATCAACTGTTCTTCCATAATATAATGCTCTGTTTCTAGCACCTGTTTTTCCTGGTAAAAAACCTTTTAGTAATGTTGTAGTTGGGTCAATAGCTTTTGTTCCTTTAGCATAAGCACCTGTCATACTTCTCATAGCTGTTTTGACACCTGCACCATACATCAATGCAAGGTTTACTGGGTCTGCTGCAATTCTAAATACACCATCGATAGCACCTGATACAACACTGTAACCTGTAGTTCCTGGTTCTAGCATTTGTGAAGCTACTAATCTTCCAGGAGATATGTTTATCTTTTGACCTCGTTTAGTTTCATATTTAAACTGGTCAGCTCGTGCATCGTGTAATCTTGTAATGCTACTTCCATATCTTTCTTTGGCCTTTTGATAAGCAACTGTTTTGCTTTCGCCTGCTCTAATTGCATTAAGATACTCTTGTGTAGTTCTTAAATCTACTGACCTTGGCATAAAACCCGCTCCTAAGTTAAGTGGGTTTCCTTTTCTTCTTTCGTTTAAGGCCATAGTTAATTGTGTTGGTCCATACTTATCTCTTGCTGCTTGGTAACTATCGCCAACACCATCACCCATAATTGTGTTTAATACGCCTCTAGTAACATCTCCTCCACCTTCACCTTTTCTACCAATAAAGATTTCAGGTAATCCTGCTAGTGTAGCTAAAGCCACAGTTCCTAATACTGACTTATCGTTCTGTTGTGCTGCAACTACTGCAGACTTAAAACCTCTTGATACAGGTTGAAACGCTGCATCTAGTCCAAGCATTCCAAGTTGGATACTTCTTTTAAAAGGATTTACTTTTGTAATTGGGTCTAAGTTGTAATCATTTTGTTTTGCAAGTATTTCTTGTGTTCTTCTTGCTGTATTAAATGCAACTAAATCTTCAGCATTAGTACCTGCCATAGCCTGATATGCATTCATTTGAAATGGCACATTTGGATACGCTTGTCCTAATGATGAAAACCTCTGTGCTAAGTCAGGGTTTTGTTGTCCTGCTTTTACCCCTGCGTTGTATGAGTTAACTTTATTAAGTGTCTCTTTTGCTAAGGCATCGGCTATAAAAGAAGCAGAAAAAGATAACCCATTAAGCCTCACGAGTATCCTCGCCAAACTTTATTTGTTTTCTTTTATCTACCATTTGAGGAACTGCATCATCTTGTTGTAAGTATTCTGCAATTATTGGGTCATCAAACATAGACATTAGGCCCATCCAGTATGCTTCCATATTGGTAGGGTCTTTTGGTGCTACTCCCGCACCTGCTGATGCTAAATTATTTGTAACAGGAACATTTTGAAATTTAGTAGCAGCTCCTAATTTCATAGGTCTTCCTGGTTGTACTTGTACTTCTCTTGTTACTTCGGCTGCTTCTGCACCTGATACATCTGCAGTTAAACCTGTTGCCATAGTATTTACTTCACCTGATTGTCCTGTTGGGTCGCCTTTTTTTCTAGGAATATACAAATCTGCATATCCTGGGTCTGTTGTTAAATCTGTTGCTTTTTCTGCAGCTACTTTTGAAGCAGGTTTCCTAACCATATTTCTCATCCTCTTCGTTTAGAAAACCTCCAAGATTATTTATAAATTCTAAAAAATCTACTTTTTGTTGTTCATCTCTTAGGGCCATACTAATTTTTATAAATACTCCAGGCATTGGTCCAGGTATCATGTATTCATAAACTACTGGAAAAAAACTTTCATCATTGTCTATATCAAAGATTTCTGTTTCTCTTGCGTAATTAAAATCCCAATCTTCCTGATTAATCATATCGAAGAAAGCTGCATTGGTTTCTACCATTGGGTCATACTCGCTAGGCACCTTGTCCACCTCCTTGTTGAGCTGCTGCTGCTTGTGCAAGAACTTGTGCTAACTGTGGAGGAGGTCCTTGCGGCCCTGCTTGTTGCGGAGCTGCCATGGCCTGCTCTTCAGGTGTCATGTCCTCACCTTCAGGAGTATAGAACTTTTCTAAAATTTTATTCATGTTTTGAGGATTTTTCTTAATCTCAATAGCAGCCATAGTTGCTTTAGGATTACCTTGTGCAGCTTGGGCCATAAGACTTTCAAACAAAACATTCTCTGCTCTTTCAGAATTTATTCTTTGTTGTATTTGAGATATGTTATCTAATCCATCCATATTCTCTTGTAAAGTTTGTGTATCGATAATACCTTGTTGTTTTAGCTGTAAACCTGTAATAATTTTTTGTGGTTCATCAAATCCTGCCATAACACCATAAATTCTTCTAGTCTTATACATTTCTGCAATATCAGAACTAGGAACATAAGTTTCTTTAAAAGCTGTACCTTTACGATATCCTGCAATAGGCTTACGCATGTTACCATACATAACTTCATCCCATTCAAGTCTCTTAGTATCTATTTGCTCTAGGGCATCTTTAAGAATTGTTTGATATTCTCTTACATGCAATGAAGCAGATTGACCAAGTTCTTCTAGTCCTCGGCCTGTAACAAATGCATTAGGGCTTTGTCCATCATCAGATACTGGATATGCCGAACCTAAACGAAGATGTCTTTCTAGTCTATCTATCTGTTGGAACAACTGATAGGGAAGATTGTTAGTTGGTTTTATTACTTGACTGCCAGGAGTTAAGTAGTTTACCGATAATCTACCTTTCTTGTATTGTCCACTTTCTATCTCACCGATGATGTTGGTTTCTGTAAACACAGCATCTTCCATTGCAATGACAGATAGAACATTTATCTTTGCCATATTCGCCATTAGTCCAATCACATGATGGAACTGGCCTTGCATTTGGTCGAAAGCAAATCTTTTTGCTACGACAAATCTTGGTCCTGATTTTAAAGGATTAGGAATAAAGTCTAAGATAACTCTGTTTTCAGGTAAGAAGATATAAGTTCCTTCTTCATCATAGTATTCAGCTACGACTTTTCCTGTACCGCTTTGATTACCCCAGGTCTTATCATAACTAGACATATAGGCCATAGTGTTATATTCACTATCGACTTCATCCATAATTACATTTTTATATTTTGGATATAGATTAGCTAGTGTTGTGTGCGGAACTCTTTGTACTACTGCTAACTCTTTTGGTTGTTGTCCTTCTCCAAAATAACCTGGATAACATAAGTAAGGGTCTTTTACTTCTGCGTATGGATAAGGAACACCATTAGCATCCTTCTTTTCTTTTAAAACCCATACAGCAAAACCATAACCTGGTAACCATCTACCTACTTGTGGTAATTGTAAATCTACTTTTTGCAGTTCATCATAAGCGTGTACTATTCTTTCTAGTTTTTCTGCACGCTTTGCAGCTCTTTCACTGTCTTTATCGTTAAAGATATCTACTTTTAAATCAGGAGCTCTACCTAGTTTTTGTGCAAATCTCTCCATTGCGGAGTGAAGTAAGTTAGGTGCAGGTATTTGTTGGTAATCCATATCTCTCATTTGTTTACCAAGTAATGCTTTTATACCATCAGCACCACCATTCATAATTGCTCTGATTTTATCTTTTTCCGCTACGACATCAGCATGTAAACTTCTTAGTTCGTATACCCTGCTGTAAACTTCATCTGCTGTTTTCATTATCTCCAACTGTCAATATCTATGTTACTACCTTCATACCCACCAAAACTTGGTTCATATTCAAGTCCCATTGTAGCAAGTCTTTCCTTCTGTAGCCTACGAATAGTTTTCATAGGGAACCAACTTGCCATAACTAAGTCAGACTTTTGGCCTACAGTTCTACTTTTGTTCTGTGCAGAACTAAAATAAACCAACTGACTTTTATATAAGTTTACCTTTTCTTGGGCCTCAAATCCATTATAAGGCAAAGAAATTAGCTTTTCTGCAAACAATGGTCTCATAGCAGTCACACCAAATATTGGGTCGTGCTTATTAGAATAAGTCTGCGTTCCTTCTAAAAATATACCATGTTTACCTGCAAATTCACGAATTGATTGGTCTTGTCTTATAGCTCGTTGGAAACCATTTTCCTCAATAACCCAATGTGCAAGATTGTATTTAACAAACCAATCTTTCATAATCTTTAAGGCCTGTGGAATACCACCACCTAAAGAGTTTTCCATATCAACCATATACAATTTGTTTGATGACTGGTCATAGGCCCACAAAAATGCAGCTTGATATCCAGTAGAAGCAGGGTCAAGTCCTGCAATTAGTCTTGTTCCTGGAGGAACTTGGCCTATATCTCTACTTTGGTCTCGACAACTATCTATCTCTACGCTATCGAATAAAGCCATACCATCAGGCATTGCTACATTAAGATAAACCATTTCGTATATAGCTCTACCACCTGTAGTTTCTGCTGCAGACTTTCGGCCTGTTAACCACTTGTAAGTTCTTTTACCTGGCCACAACATACAATCAACATGGGCCTCATCATTCCATTCAGGTAAAGTACAGCCAGTGTCATGTGCTTCTTCTACTATTGTGTTCCAACTTTCGTTGTCTAGTAGATGAGAATATAAATCATCGTAATGTTGCCTAGAACCAATAACTACTAAGGCTGTATGTTCCTCTTTACGACTTGACAATGTTGTAGTCCACCATGTTCTAGTGTTTTCTCTTGAAGCTGGTTGCATAGTTGATGAGTGGTCTTCCAAGTCATCTCCGATAATGATGTCACAATCTCGGGATAATATTTTTCCGCCCCTACCAATACCAACCATGGTAGGTGACTTAATACCAGTAACAGTCCTGGTACCAACAGTAAACCCACTCTGCGACCACGCTTTTCCTGCTCGGCTAGTTGGTTTAAAGCTTCTTCCAGGTGGGCATAGTTCTTCGATGAGTTTTTCATTATTTTCTAGTTGGTCGATTACTGAAGCTACTGCGTTCTTAGCTATCTCCTCATTACCACCCACCCATAATATTCTAACATTAGGGTTCTTGATTATGAGCCACACTGCAAAATGAATTAGTAAGTCTGTCTTGCCATGTCGAGGTGGAGATAGTATCATCTGCTGTCCACCTTCTTCTATGGCCTTCAAAATAGATTTAATCCATCTAATGTGAAACTCAGGTGTTTCGTATGGCTTACCTTGTTCTGTCTCAAAGTATCTATCTCTAAATATTTTAAAATCGGCTAGTGATTTTTCTGCTTTAGCAGGTAAAGTCCAGTTCTCTGCTTTTTCTTTTGTCTCCATATCTTCTACCCAGGCAGCGTATGCATAAGACAAAGCGGCTTTAGTACAACCTAATAACTCAGCAGCATCTTGTTTTTTTAAATCTCCTTTTAGTATTAAAGGGCCTAAGTTCTTTTCTATAAGTTTGTTATATACTTCGCCTCTTCTTTTTTGTACATTAGGTTCTGCAACTGGTTTACCATCGTGTTCAGGTTCATAAACTGCACCTTGTTGTTGTGCGTAATATTTTTTATTGTGATATGCTTTTGAACATTTTGGTGAACAAAATTTTCTTGCAGGTGGTTTTAAAACATTATGACATGATTGTGCAAAACATACTTTTACTTTACTCATTTTCTATAACCCTCACACTGCTTGTTTAAACAAGTCATTTTAGACCTGTCAGTATCGTATATTAGCGGTATACCACACTTAGGGCATGCTACTTTCATACAAACCTTATTTTCTTTTTTTCTTACCTGCGTTTGCTCGTGACTTTGATACAGCTTTAACATTTACTCTTTTGCCTGATTTGTAGGCCTTAGCTGTTCTTTTTATTTCTGCTGCTTTTCTTTTAGCGGCAGAAGGGGATAATCCTGCAGTATATTTAGCAGGAACTCCAAATCTATATGGTTGTGTTCTCTTAGCACTCATTATCGTAAATCCTTGTCATGTTTTTTAGAACCTTTAATAAAACTATTTACTCTACCCATTGCCCAGGCGGCCATACTGACATTCCTGGAACCTGAAGATAGATAGGCACCTTGGCCTCTTTTGTAAACTTTTTTTAATGTAGCTAATGATATACCACTCTCTTTTGCTTTTTTCTTTAAACTAGTTAAAGCGGCTTCAGGTATTTTGGCCATTATTTACCACATCTTGCAAGACCAATATCTAGGGGTAGTTTTATCACTAGCTGTATCGCATTTGTGTCTAGCCCTAAATGAAGCTCTTGCTTTAGGATTATCTTTTCTGATTTCCATGTTAGGGTCACCGAACATAACCTTCTTAACTTTGTCGCCATCCTTAACATAGACTTTAAACTTCTTTCGGCCATGACCAGGTTCACCTTTTTGTATTCGTGAAGGTTTATTTAAAGTTACAGATTTACCTTGATATGTAGCCATTAGTATCCTTTTTTCTTAGAACCTTTTTTCTTTTTTTTCTTAGGCATACCTTTTGGATATCCAATTCCTTTTGGCATTATATTTTTTTCCTTCCTGCCTTACGCATTGCTATTGCAACTGCTTGTTTATAATGATAACCTTCTGACCGCAACTTCCTAATGTTCGCTGCAACTATGTCATCTGATTTACCACTTGCTAAAGGCATGTCATCATAATAACACAAAACTCCACCGAAGTGGAGTTCTGCTATATACAGTGTCCAAACTGTTATGAAAGAAAATGAAAAACCACAAATCCATACTGAACAATGTCCTATATGAAAAGCATTCTTTCTTTTCTATTCGTATGTAGATATTTATTTTACATACTGGTTATATCCCCATACAACCAACCAGGAACTTTTCCTGGTATAACTAATATAATTACTTGCTGTTTTTATGGTGGGTAAAAAAATTTTTTTTTTGATACTTATAACTGAAGGTTGGTAATATTAAATTAGTTTGTTAATGTTTTCCATTCATTACAAACTCCTTAAATAGATTGACTATCTAAATAAAAAAGGCCCAGTTCTCTCACTGGGTCTTTTTTTATAAATCGTATTCCTGACATGCTTCACATAGGCCTTCTTCTAAGGCATCTTCCCAAAAAGGGTTTAAGCAGTTGTCACAATCTTGTACATGAATATCTGTCATAACTGCATACTATCATAAAAAGAACAAGACCTCGGTTGCCCGAGGCCTATGCTCTAATATACACAATAGAAAGGAGGAACAAATGAATAAAACCTTAGAGGGTTTTCTTTGTTACCTATCTGTAATAATCATAACATACTTTAGATTTAATGGGGTAGCTTTTCAGTAAGGAGGCTTTACCAAAAAACATACCCTAAATAATTGTACTAAATTTTTATTGTGGTATTGTTAAATTACAAACACAGTAGATTGCAGGCATTAAGAACAATCTACTCGATAAGAACTCATGTAAGTGGATTTGCCTGACCATGGTAACTAGCGTAAAAGGCTATTATTCTACATTTGTTTAAATGCTGCGATATGGATTTAATTCGGTTTGGGAGGGCGTAGCACAGGGTAAGAACCACTAAACATCTTATTTAAGAAACATTACTACAGTAAAGAAACAGAGGTATTTTTACTAGAAGTTAACAGTATATTTTTAGAGGGTACACATAATAATAAGTGACACCCAACATTTAACCTCCCCCTGTTTTTATTGGTAATTTTTACCAAATCTGATTGTTATTTTGTTTCAGAATATAGCCCATATATGTCAAGCTTGTTGCATTGTTTAAACAATCTGAAAAGTAGTGGGATAGAAATTTAAACAACATCCCCCCGATTGATTTACAAGTAACATTTTCACAGCCCGCCTCTTCAAAAGTCTTCGGCCAATTCTTGCACTAAAATGACAAAGTTTTTTTATTTTTTTTTAAGTTTTTTTT